TCTTGCTCTTTTAATTTTGACCATTGAACGGTAGTAGAAGCATCGCCTAAAACTTTTCTGTTTGACTCCCGTAGTTGCTGAAGCATACCTTCCGTTCCTTCCTCACCATAAAAGACCCTTTTCTTTCTGTCATCTTTTTCTTCAGCAAGTAACTTTTCTCTTACATCTTCAGGCAAAGTATAGTACCAATTCTTAAACTGTTCTTTTAATGCGTTTATTTTTTGAACCTGCTTATTTCTTGCTTCCCTATCTCTATCGGTCTTATTAGGCATTGTCTTTAACTTATCATCCTCTGCCTTTATTGCGTTAGAAATATCCGGAGTTGAATAACCTAACTCTTTTGCTCGATTAATAATGAACTCTTGTGCATCAGGGGCTCCAATCTCCACGCTTTCGGGAGTCATATTAATACCAAAATTGGTCCACCTTCTATATCCACCTGCAACCATCTCTCCAACTCCTTCCAACATAGCATTGGGTATACCTCCAAGCCAACTACCTTGTTTTGATTTTGCTATGGTATATTTACCAACAGCAACATCCAAGGCTTTTGATTTGGATTGAATAGACTCTTCTTCAGTTAACAGGGAGTTCATTTCCGTAGACAATGCCAATCTCTTTTGTTCCAATTGGGTTAATTTATTTTGGAACTCAGGAGTGTTTCTTTGTTCAATAGGAGTATTAGCTAATGCAGTTGCTTCTGATTCATACTGCGACTTCTTTACCAAAAACTCTTTCTGTTTTTTATTCAACGCAAGAGCAAAGTCATTTATTTTTTTAACCTCATCGTCAACCTGCTTCTGCGAGTTGAATTTCTTATCCTGCTCCTTCATTGTTTTTTCAAGAGCATACAATCTTTTTTGAGGAGTATTTTGCTTGATAAAATCTTGCAACTTCTGAGCCTCATTTGTAGACTTTGCATTTCTGAAATTGTCCAATGATATTTCTATCACCTTACCGTTAGGAGAAGTTACTTTCATGTAATCACCCAAAGCCCCGGACTCTTCAAATTTGAATCCTAAATCACCAAACTGATATTCCATTTCAGGAACAACATATTCTTCAGTCTTATTGACAAGACCTTTATTAATTGACGACAATCTATCCTTGAGATATTGACTCTCTCCTGCAGTTGGTTTTACCGGTAACTTATCAAAAATTTCTTCAGCCGCTTTTATCTCAGCAACTATTGGAGCATCCTTCTTAATCTGAGCAATTTTCTTCTCTGCAAATTGAGGAGTAATTGGCTTTTGTACAAATGAAATGTCAGAACGAATTGGGGCTTGTTTCTGAACAGCTTTTAAACTTATTTTAGGTTTAACCTCTTCAGTTTCTTGTGGCACCAATCCACCACCGGCCAATGGTAATTCCGTAATACTTTCTTTTTTTTTTGCTTCTTGAGGAATAGCTATTTGAGAAATTGTAGCAGGCTTATATGTATTAAAAAAAGTTTCTTTATCCTTAATAGTAAGGCCATCTCTAAGAACAACTTCGTAAACTTTTTCTCTGTACGAATTGTCTTGAGAGTATTGAGTTTTAAATTCTTCAAATGTTTTATTAGTTTTTCCTTCCCTAATTAAAACGTCATATAACTTCTGTAATTCGTCCATTGTTATTTTTTATGAGTATTACAATTCAGGTTCTACAGCCATCCCCCCACTATTATCATTTACGAACTTTTCAACGTCTTCCTTAATCTTTTCTCCACGCTCTCCAAAAGCCTTAGAAGTATATGTAAAAGTTTTCCCGTTAGGGGCGGTCACTAAAATAGTATTACCAAAACGACCACCCTTATCTTCTACTTTAAATCCTGCAGGTAAAGATGACTGTAAGTTTTTTGAGGCTATTGACGATTCAAGACTAACTGCTGTTGAAGGCATAACATAATTAACAATAGCAGTAGCTGTTTCTCCTTGTCTTGACGAAACAATGCCTTTGTACTCTTCTTTACTGAGTCGTCCAAATCCTGAACCTCCTCCTCCTGCCATCATAGCTTTTTTCCTATCTACAACACCATGCAACTCCACACCTGCTGCAGAAAAGTCTCCAAAATTAACAGGATTGCCACTTGCGTCAAGATAACTAATAGGTCTGTTTTTCTTAGAGTCTTTATATCTTAATAAAATTTTACCGGGCTGAGACATATCAATTGCTACCAATCCTTCTTCTTTAGCCATAGGAGTTCCTAATAAAATATCTGCAGCTGCTTTCTTTTCAGCAGCTGTTTTACCTGTATATAATTGATTCCATGCACCTGAAGCTAATTGTTGTATTTTTTGTTTATCACCTCTAACAGCCTCCCATTCAGAAGGCTGTCTGCTCTCTTGTAATTGCGCTTGACCGGTTGCATTTTGTTTTTGAATCATATCATATTTTGCACGAACCTCGTTTCTCATAAATTCATTAGAAACCTTTATTTGTTCTTCATTAAATTCGGGCATCGGTCTTCCCGTTGCAGGGTCAACCTTTATTAACACCTTCTCAGGATTCGCTTTAGCATCTGCGGCATCATATGTAAACGTATATTGCTTCCCGTTTGGAGCAAACTTCTTACTATTAGTAAGCACAGAAAGTCTATTAAAAGGATTTGCAAGAGACGCACTTATCATTTGATTCTCTGCATCTATGAACTTGAACATTATACTTTTTGTCTCCGGGTCTATGTCAACTCTTTTTGTAATATCTTCAACAGATGTAATAACACCACCTCTTGATAAAGTACCAAAAACAATACTTGATGTTTCCTCTTTGCCTAACGAATTAGCAAATGCATCGGTAACAGCATTTGTATTAAATCTATCATATCTACCTGCTATATTATTTCTTAATGCATTGATAGTAGTAAACTCGTTAGGGTTTTTGTTCATTGTAAAAACCTGCTTACCATCAACTGTCTGCATTTCTCTCATAGCAACACTAACCGTTCCGTCAGTTGGATTGATATACAATTGAGACTTAGTAAAGTCTCCAAACTTCTCAGCTTGACCATTTAACCAAATCTCAAAATCTTGCGAATCATCTTTCTTATATCGTTCCATCTTATCGGCATAAGATGTATTAAATTCTTTAACAAGGTCAAACGCTTGCTTTGTTCCATCGATAAGATTCTGACGGCTGACAATATAATCCTTTAGCTTCATGGCACCGGACTTTAATAGTCTTTCCTGCATCAGCATATACTGAGAGGCATTATCTCCATATTCTAAAGCCCATTGGTTTATCCCTTTATGCTGTCCTTGCGGGGCATTAGCCAACTCTATACCAAATCTTCTTGTTGCCTCGTCAATAGCCGCCTTCTTTTCCTCTCGGATACGCACTTCATTTTGAAGCATATCCGTCATGTTCTTGCCGACCTCAGCCCAATTTATCTGAGAGTCCGCACTTCGTTCTGCATATTTATAGTATGTTGCCATTGAGAAATTTTATAATTAGTTTATTTAACTAATGGAGGATTAAAAAGTAAATCTTCTCCTAACATATATTTTGGAGAAAACTGCGTAAGCCCCTTTCGCTGAGTGAATAATCCAACCTGCTGCGCTCCAATCTGACGGATAATTTTCGGGTCTATCTTACTCATAAAGTCTTGGTATTGACTCCTATTCATACCTGATACCTTGCTAAAATCAATACCATCAACGGTACCCATCATACCTATATCTGCTTGTAGCTGCTCAGGAGTCATACCTGCTTTTTGAGCAAGTTGCTCTGCAGCGTTAAACTGTTTAACAGCCGCTGACTTCTGATATAATGGAGCAAGAGAAGCAACCTGACTTCCTAAACTCACAACACCCTCCATACCTTGCTGCATAGCCTGAGCACTAAGTTCAGCTGCATTAGCCGCAGCTAATTGAGCACCTGCAACTTCTTCCAAATCTAATTGAACACCAATATCCCTGAGCCTGCCCTCTTCCTGTGCGGTAAGTCTCTCAAGACCGGCCATCTCTTGACCCATGGCTGTTCTAACTCCGGCCTGACCTTCCTGCTGTGCCATTTGTATACGTCCTGCTGTGGCTGCGGCACCTCTTTCACTCTCAACACCTGCTTGTATAGCCTGAGCGCCCTGAGATAGCAATGCCTCTCTCTCTAACTCGTATGGTTCTTTTTGAATGGCTAATTTCTCATAGACATTAATCTCAAGTTTTTTACGAGCCTCCTGCATAGCCTCCTCTGCATCACGTTCAGCTTGCTTCATGGCTCTCTTTTGTTTGCCTGCCTGAGCAAACGACATTCCGGTAGATGCAGCTGTTGCCGCTATGCTTACTCCTGCTAAAATAGCTGATGTTGCAATTGCCATATTATAATTTTTTAATCATTTCACTTGTGTATGAATCGCCCTTTATATAACCGAGTTCCTCATACGTATTTATAAGACTCTCGTTCTTTATCAAGGCGTAGACATATGAACTGCCTGCATCTTTGCATATTTTCGTCAAAGAAGAAACCAATAACATAAGTGCCTCTTTTCTTTTTGGCTTATCCCTGTATTCTCTGTTTGAGATAATCCAATCAACCCATGACACCTTCGAGTTTGTCAGATACATAAACCCGGCACAAACAGGTGTATCGTTATCGTAAACAATAATGCCGCCTTTGCCATTATTCGGAAGGAAATCTTTATTAGGAGGAACCCATCCCCACTGCTGCCACCAACCCATAAGAGTCTCTTCGTAATCAACTTCGTTCAGTTCTCGTATAAAAAATTCCATATTCCTACAAATGTATTGAATTTAAGGAAAACTTTTCATAACCTCTGTCTGTACAACAAACAATTCCACCTTACTTGTGGATGAGTTTGTAATATTAAAAATACAATAATGCCCCAACACGCCATGCGACTCAGCTACAGAATTTTTGATATACAAAAAGAATGCATCCTGAATCGGTATTGGAACAGTTCCGGGTATTGATGTATTAATTGTTAATTGGTTTATGTTGTTTGGGAGGTCTACAGTTATAGCCGTAACCCTGCCGGCAAGAACAGGAGTAGTATAAGGAGGCAAGGAAAAGTATAAAAGGTCGCCAATGCTGATAATACTGCCAATTGAAATGGTAAGCGGAAACTTAACAATATTTCCACCTGTTACTTGGGAACTTCTTCCAATACCATTTACGCTTCTCAATGCAAGTTCGCCAATTGAATTATTGCGAACAAAAGCAAAAAATGCAGCCTCCTTTTTCTCAAACCAATTCGCTTCAATAAATCCTGAAAACTGTAAGTCAGTCTGTAATGTAACGTCCCATTTGGCATCTCCTTCCAAATTTATCGTCTTAAATAATTTGTTCTCAAGAGGAGATGCATTGAAAACACTTTGAAGTGTAGCCGGAGTAAAGGCTCCTGCAGGGTTTCCAATCTTTATAAACCAAGGCGTATAAAAAGTATTTCTACTTTCGTTTACATTGTGTCGATACAAGTCCCCGCCTTTGAAAGTGTAAAAATAATTATTCATTCCTATCATCCAATCAGGATAATAAGAATAAAAAGAAACCCATCCATCAACCATGTCACTATATGATAGCGTATAATTTGCCATAGTTATTTATTTTATAGACACCCTGCATCACAAGATGTAAATATATCTAAGTTTAATGTTGTCCCTAAATCAGTATTCAACACAGTATAAAGTGTACTTGTTAATGTAGTTGAAGATACCAAACAAGAGGAATCGTTAATAATTCCTAAACAAATTGCATTAGCCGTATCACTTGGAGATGTACACCCGGTTGCAGTTGCTACAACACCAATTACATCATCTTCGTATACTGTGTAGGTCCCGCTTGATGATGCACTCCTACTCTCAACAATAATACCATTTACATACAAATCCATTGTTCCTACTAAATCTGTATCTGTAAAAGTCCAAGATAATGTAGCAGACGTTGCAGGGCAATTTCCTATAGCTATTACAACACCAAAACTATTAACTTCAAACCAATCATTCCCCCCTGAAATAGAACCTGATGCTCTATAAAATCCCTCTTCAAGAGTTGTTGTTGCACAGGAATCAGTAGTTATAGTATCCCCAAGGTTTATAATACCCGATGGGCTATAATAAGTTTCTGTCTCACCCAACAAACAACACGTAGCAGACGATACAGCCGATACGCTTGCATCAAATGGTATATATGAAGGGCATATCTGTTGTGGCAACAAAACACCATCAAGCTGCTGCCTAACAATAACACCTTCAGCGTAATATCCGTCAGCAGAAATAGTAGTCAATGATGCATCATCAAAAACAGATGTTGCTGATGCGAGAGAAGGAGCGTTTAAATAATATATTCCACTTGTTGCCATATAAAATTTTATTAAAGAGGTTCGGTACAATTACAACAAACATCTATTATACTTTCACTTGAATAACAAAGTTCAACAGGAACAGATTCTCTAAAGTCCCATATTAAATATAAATAATCTTGCAATCCCGGAACAGTAAAGTTTGCGAAATTATACGCACCTCCTCCTTGATTTGGAGTAGCCGTAGTTGCTAATCCTAACAAAGTATTAATATCTAACGGGTTATTGTTATATAGTGTATCTGATACATGATACCTAAACGAGTCACTTGCAGGGTCAAATACAAATGTATCTGTAGCAAACTTATTAGAAATCAAACTAACAACACTTCCTGCGGGTGGGAATCCACCTGACCCTACAAAACTTGTTGCTGCAGTATACTTCGATACAAGAGGAGATGTTGTCCCTGAAGCAAAAGTTACAAGACTTGATTGCAATGGAGACGTATATGAGCCGCTTACATACCTATATTGGGTATGTACGGTTTGGCCTGAATCAAAATCATTAGTCAATACTATCTGAACAACTGTTAAAGATTGAGCCTGACAACAATTTGCAAGTACATTTAAGACAATATCACCTGTATAATTTATTGTAATGGATACAGTCTCAGCAGTAATACTATCCTTGTCAAAGGTAATTACACCACTCTCATTAATAAACCCTGTAGAATCTGTTACTCCATTATAATCTATTGCAATCTCAAAAGACCCCCCTTCGCTTATTGAAACAACTGTATATTCAATGTCAGCAATACCTATGGTTGGGCCTAAATCAACACAATACTCAATTGTTTTAATTTCTTCTTCTAATGTTGTTAATGTAAATGTTTGAGATATACCACATTCTAAACACTCAGGATTATAAGGAAGACCAACTTCATTGCTTGATAAAACATACTCATTCATGTAAGGGTCAAACCCTCCAAGTTTCTGAGTATTAAAAGACTCGTTGAATGTATCTCTGAACCAAGTTCTCATGTTCATGTCTGAGATAACTTTCAATTGGTCTTGCGTGTATGAATCGCCTCTTAATTGCAGAACGGCTCCACGCTTTATATCGGTGAAGTATCTGTCGTAACCCCATTGCGTGTAACTCTCCGGATTGAAACTGATACCATACTTCTCTGTCCGGGCAATCTGTGTTCCCAATACCTGAGGTACTGATGCAATCACACCGCCACCGGTAGAGTCTGAAATCAAATTCTTGTCGGCCAATACGTAAGAGATTTTATCCTCCTGAAGAACAAGAACATCAGTCTGTCTTCCATCAATCACATAAATATTGCCAAACGACGGCTCTAATACTTTATAGTTAAGAAGACCTAAGTTAAACTCATTAAGTTTATTAACGTTTGATTCGGCACTATAAACACCACTATATGTAATATCGGCAAATCGGTCAGCTTCTTTGTAATCCTGAGCCGACACACTTGTAACTCTATTGCCAAGATTAAATGAGTTCCCAACAATAGAGTCCCTTATCTTATAACTTTCTGCTCCGTTTCCAAACGCAAAACAATTAAAAAACTTAGTATCTATTATTGCGGGGACACCATTTGGTATATCTTGGTCTTGTATATTACCCATGTGATTGCCATCTACAATAGCAAAAGACATTTCGTTTTCAAAAAACACATCAGGCAATGCATCACTTGGAAGAGTTTCAAATATCAAAGTTTTATCAGAACGAAACACAGTTATGTTTACCTCTATATTTGATGCACGAGACAAAGGATAGTTGATACCATTACAAGGCAACGTTCCTGTTACCATCAATTGCAATTCATTGGTAGTAGTGTTTCTATAAAATCTATAATAGTTAGTACATAAAGCAGTTGGTATATCTCCTAATGTATTCGTTATGCCGGATACAAATTGATTATCCGGAACGCACTGACCTGCTCCTGCGTAACGTATGCCATCATTTAAAATTTGTTGCACGTTATCACCAACAAACCAATCATACATATTATCGTATGAGTTAGAAGATATTAATGTCTTCTCCAATAAGTTTCTTCTCTCTTCACAATTATTACCAACACCACCTCTCGACTGTTTAATACTTAATACTATCCTGCTTCCTGCAGGAATATTATAGTCAGAAAATTCCCACGTAGGATTCAATGGGTCAAAACCCGCAGTCCTCACAGTATTCATTGGATAATATAAGATAGGGAACGGGCCTCCTCTTGGAGAAGTTTTTGTTATTTTACCCGGTGCAATAATTGCCAACTCATCCTGAATTATATTGAAGCTGTTTGGATTAATCTTCATGTATACACCTGCAGGAATTGGAATTAAAACAGAAGGGTCTAATACACTTGGTATCTCAATAAAGTTTGAAGCCTGAGCAGACTTCTCAAGAACAGTAGCATACACGCAAGATGTTGTAGCACCGTTTGAATCTGCCTTTACAATTAACCTGTCTCCCACTTCAATCTTTCTTGCATTTTCTCCTTCAAGAAGAAAGTATGCATTATTGGTTAATGGGTCTTGGAAAAATATGCTGCAATAAATTGTCTCATAATTCTCTTGGTCAGGCTTAATTACAAATTTGTATCGTGTAGCCCAAGCCGGAGGCAATTGTGTTGGAGGGATTGTTACCTGAATAGAGTTTTTAAAAGAAGAAAACCCACAAGGAATATGTTCTGTATTATTTGGACTTACGAGAGCCGTAGTTGCTCTATTAAAATCATCCATATACACAATGCCAATCTCGTAATCTCTGTTGCTATGTAAACTTTGTGGATTAGCAATCTCCTGAAATGTAGCTTCTGCAAAAGAAACATCATAGTATTCATATACCGTTTGAGTAGGAGTAATCAAATTGTCTACGTATCTCATTGCCGGAAACTGAAATCCTATTATACTGCTTGATGGTGATGTTACTATTAGAATAGGCTGATTAACTGCGCTTATCCCACTGCCATTTTTTGTAAGCGTATCCAAGTTATTAGGAACCGCACAATTAAATGAATCAGTAAATGTTATTCCGTTACAGGCATTTGCAACAGGCTCAATATTAGCAGTAGTACCTACTGCATTTTGAAATTCTACACTTGTAGCTAACTCATATACAGATGAATAATTCTTTGATAAGAAAAACGAAAAGTCAAGTTGAAGGTCATCTGTTGTCTCAGTAGGGAAAGGAGTTTGTCCGGAGAATTGTGCGTGGCCTATGGTAAGTGAAATACTTATTGCAGAACCTGCAACCAAATTCTGACCTGCTAAGTCAATAGTAAGCGTAGCATTAGGAATACTCACGCTTCCATTGATGGTATAATTGCCTGAACTTAGCCCGTCTGTTATACTCGTATTACCAATAGGAGTAGAAATTAATTCGGTAGTGTACTCAAACTTAACAGGAGCACCAAATATATCTATCAAATCATAACCCTCTACATAATTGCCATACATTAAACGGTTGCCCATAATTGTCTGAGCCTTCGCATAACGAGGGACATTATCATATAACCTTAATAATTCAGCTTCTGATAATATTGTAAAAATCTTGCTGTTAGTAAAGGTATATTGATACTCTGTATTATCGGCAAGTCCTAAGTTTGACTTATCAAGTTTTTCAATAATCTTTATTATGTTCCCATCAGCTTTCTTAAATAACAAGTCAACACCAACAACAAGCGGACCGCCTGAGTTATAAGTAATAATTGCTGAGTTGCAAAAATTGGTCATGCCTTCGTTCAAAAAACTATCAATGCTAAAGCTAAAAGGATTAGGCACGAAAGCAGGCTGAGACCATTGAGATGTTGCACTATATTCACCATCAGCATATTTGTACCTATAAGCAAAACAAATAAATCGTGTATTCAAATAGTTCTCTTGTCCGTTTGTCACAAAAGGTTGAACTTGAGGCGATTGCACAGGTGGCTTCTTGATAACAAGTAAAGACTCTGCAGATATTTGGTCAATATTTAATATTGGATTTGGATAGTTCCTTTTTATATTAATACACCTCGGTGCATTATAATCATCGGTAAAAAATAACAAGTCTTCCAATATGTCAACACCGGTGATGAGATAATTTGGGTTAAAATTTAAAATTGTATTCACGCCTCCTCCATCATCTATAGAAACAACAAGGTATGTAAGGATGTTTGTAAACACATTATAAGAAACAATCAAATCAAGTTTGCCTGTATTACCTACAGGAAAATTATTATCGTGAACAAACCAATAAATGGTTTCTGTCGCACTGTCTTGTATGGCACCAATACATCTTGCTGTTGAACTAAGTGGCGTTCCATCAATATAAGCAAGAGATGTCAGTGGAATATTTCCTTTTGTATTCTCAATAACACCAATTTCAGAGTTCTCAGTAGAACCCATCCTAATATTCATAGCATCCACATACTCGCCTTCAGGAAGTAGTCTTTCATCAACTACTTTATTCATTTTTCCCGCTATGAAATTCCTTGTAATTTTTGCCATTTTATTTTATTTGCTTGTCCATACCTCTTAAATTCATCAACAGTCTTCCCGGATGAATATTACTGATTCTGATTTTTGCATTTCTCAATAGCGCAGCTTTCTCTTTACGGGCACGAGCAACAATGTACTCTTGCACACCTAACTTTGAATTGAGTATTTCATATTGAATGTAAGCGTAGACATACTTTTCAAACAACTTATTTACTGTTATTCTTGAATTATCTCCACCCTCCATGCCATCTGAAACATACTCAAGAATACAAGACAGCCCGGACATTGATGAATCAAAATTAATCACTCCGCTTTTACGGTCAACGTTAAACGTAGGATTGAAGTTTGCCGTCTCTGTATTGAGGCCATAAGCTGCACCGATGTTTCCTTCAAAGTACCACATACCATCATAGTTCCAACCTAACTGACCATTGAATTGATTTCCTTGGTTAAGATAGATGCTCTTCTTGATGTGAGTCAAACGGTCATAATCAATTTCGGAATATTGAGGAGATAAAGCGTTCCCATTTTGGTCAAATAAAATTCGTCCTGTATTATCCTGTAAGTACGCTTTTGATGAAATTGTTTGAATGTTTTCAGACAAAGGACGAAGCCATCCGTCTTTATATAATGAAATACGTACCCAATTTACAAAATCAGATGGTAAGATATACCTAAGCATATCGGGCACCGTTAACTCCAATACTTTTATCTCTTTAAATGCATCGTAATTCAATTCCTGAATAGCACGTTTTGCATGGAATAATATCTTATATCGCTCTTCATTGTTTACTAAGGAATGGTTTCCCGAGTACATTAACAAAAAATTATTTACAATGTCTTGAAGACTTATATATTGATAAGAGCCCCAATTGCTATCCTCAGGAGTAACACCCCCGTTCTCGTAATATTGATATTGTGAAATATATGCCATGGTTTATTTTTTATGGATTTTGTTCTTGCTGTTGTTTTGCAAAACCAAATTGAGCAACCTCTGATTCTCTTATAGATATACCACAATACTGAAGAATCCTTGTTACTAACTTATATTCATCTTCAGTAGGCAACTCAAAGTCTTGATAGTCTAACTGTGATTGGTCAAACACCGGCTCCCCATTTGATAATGTAATATATGTCCATTTTGGATTTTTCGGAAACCGAAAATAAGTAGCCTCTACCTGACCTTTATTTGCTATAGTTAAAGGGTAAAACGCAATGGTCTCACCTTGAAGAACATAGGCGGGATATTCGTTTGTCGGTGGCGTTAAATTTGAATTATTCAATAAGAGTATCTTAGAATTAAGAACTTTTTCAGCCTGCACCTTTGTTGAAGCAGAAAAGATTCCATAACTATTTCCTGAAGCTAAGAATATATTTGAATCTAAAATTATTGTAGTATTATTTAATACAGATTGTACGGTTGATATTAGTCCTGTAGTAATATTAGTAACAATATCACCGGGCAAAATACCATCTGTTGTGAAAGTTGCTGTACTATCAACCAATCTACCACTTATAACAGATGTATTCGTACCTATTTTTAGTGTAATAGGATAGCACTTCAGGTCTAATAACATATAAGACAGATAACCTGTAGTAGTTAACGATGGAGCAGAGAAAATATTGCCTTGAACTTTTGACAAATAGTCTGTTCTTAAAAAGCCTTCCATTGCCTCAGCAATCGGCTTGCTCCTGTCGGCATAATCGGTGCCTGCCATACGAGCGTTCTCAGCATTTATTACTTGATTGTAAGCGTCAAAATACTCTTCGTAAATTTCCATCTGAGCATTCTGAGCATACAGATTAAAGTCAGAAGGAGAGATATATCCGTAGTTGTTTTTGTTCAACACGGACAAGACCATGTTTCTTACAGAATTTATCATTTTTATATTTTCAAACAAATATACATAAAAAAAAGGGGCACAATATGTACCCCCCTCGATTGCTGCTATATTGATTATGACCTTACGACATAGCCGCTTCCAACATTTTAAGAGAGTCAATGCCCTCATCACTCTGTAGGAAGTGAGCCGTCATTTGATATGGGTCTTCTCCGTATGGGACTGACAGCATTTTCTTTTTATTTGAAGAGGTATTATACCAAACCTCTTTATCATTATTTCTTAAAATTAGTAATTTATTTTCAAAGAACAAATGAACCTTGGCCTGAAATTTTAATTCAGGGTCATTAAGAATATTTAAAAACTCTTCCGGCTCATTCTTGGCAAATACCAAAATATCCCGTCTTAGTTCTGCAGTTGTCACTGTTGATGGGTCTTTACCAAATAACACACGTGTAAGGGTCTCTATTTGGTCTACAGCTAAATCTTTAGCTTCTACCATAGCTTTAATCTGAAGGTCCAAATCGCTCACTTCAGCTGCCGCATCCTTCTCCTTATCTACCTCTGAAAATACAATTCCATTTAGAGGATGGTAATGAAGGAACTCCTGTAATACCGGATTGTTCTTTGGGACTCTTAAAAATCCGTCTTCAAATATAATCGGCTCAATAATCGCATTCCCGTCCTGTTGGTCTTCAAATGGAGACTTCTGATTGATTGCATATCTTAATGCACGATTAACGTTATTCTTTTCATCATACCACATTAATGGGTATCTTGGATGATTCCTTGAAGCTAATGTGTACGATAGAGGGTTGCCTGTTTTAAGTTTATAAACTTTATCTGTAGGCACTAATTTTTTTTCACTTATTGACATTTTATTGAATTTGATTTGATTTAAAAAAAGGAGAGTGTCTTTGAAGACACCCTCCATTGGGCTAACTTATCTACTATCCATAACGGAACAATACAAAGTTGTTTGCACCTAAGGTACATACACAACGCTCAGACAAGAAGTTTACCTCCATTGCATCCAAGTCAGAGTTGTTTGCACCTCCGGCAGAACCTGTAATCCAAGTCTTATAACGTCTGTCTTCTGCTTCAGAAGCACGATAGCGAACGTGCAAGAAAGGACGCTTGGCGTTCTTGCCAAGGATTTGGTCGTATACTGAGGTAGAACCTGCAGGAACTAACAAACCGGTAATAGTACCTGTTGCAGTTGCAATTGTAGTATTAAGACCACCACGCATTGTTGGGTCGTTCAGATATTTCCAATCAGACTTATAAAAGTCATAACCTCTGCGGAAACCTGTGAAACCTAAGTTTAACGCCATGTCAACATCATTGTCAAACAGACCATAAGATGCAGCGCCTGCAGCGTTAGCACCATTGTATCCGTTCAAAGTAGCCAACATATTGTCGATGTCAAAACTCAAACCACGGTTTACAAATACAACGTTTTCTTCGATAGCACCTTGCTTATCCAAACGAGAAACGATAGAATCCCAATCAGACAAACTTGTTGGAGTACCACCGCCCCAAACGTTGCCTCTGTTATTTACTACGTAGAATACCCCTTCAGAACCCATCATACCTGCAGTTTTAGCACCTGAACCTACAGCAGCAGGAACAGCTTCAATCATTGCAGTTTCAAGATAATCTTCAAAGCGAAGACGAGTTTCGTGCTCTGATTTTAAATACCAAAGATACCCGGTAGCACCGTTTTCTGTGGTTACTTCAACCCAACCAATTTGAGCCATGTCAGAACCGTTAACCGCATATTTATCTTTAATGATAATAGGGTTATTTGAGAAAATGTCATCTTCAGCTTCCAAAGAGCCAATCATTCCGTTAGTTCCTTTTTTAAACTCAGAACCGTAAATGAATACAGTACATTGAGTAGAAACTGCAAAAGCCTGACCACCTGCTTCGTAGAAAGCTACAGTAAAGGTTGTTGCTGAAGGAACTGCTGTTACGATACCTTTGTTGAACACACCTGAAGTGTTGTTCTGAATCATAACAGTTTGGCCAACACGGATTGCAATGTAAGTCACACCTGAATCAGCTACAGTAAATGTCGCTGTTGCGGCACCTGCTGCTGCGGCTGATGTACAGTTTGTGTATTTAATATGCAAGCGGCCTTGCTCTGCCCATTTGATTTGGTCAGAATTAGAAGGCATCTCTGCTCCTACCATACGTAAAAAAGATGCAATTGTGCGATTACCATAACGCTCAAATTCTTTCTCATAAGTATCAGGGAGATACTGATTCAAGAAGTTGAAGTTAGTAATGTAGTTTGTTTGTAACGCCACCTGTTCTGCAGAAGGCTGCAGCGCAAAAGTGGGGTTGCTTAAAAGTGTACCTGCCATTTTTTTAATTTTTTAAATGTTATTGTTTTTTTATACTGCGGATTTTCAGTTTTCTTCCCGAATCAGGGTTTACCGCCTTCACCTGCATTCCTCCTGATACTTTTCCAACTTCAGGAACGCTTTGCTGAGACATATTAATGTTTTTAATCTTACGAGTAACATCATCAGTAGCATCAGCCTTTCCTTGTTCATAAAAGAACTTTGCAAACTTCTCAGGATTCATTGCTATAGACAAAGACCTATGGTATCCTGCCGCATCCTTAATCAAACCTTTTTCATCCAAAAACTTATTAATAAAGTTCTGTGGTGTTGATTGAAGTTTTTTTAATTCATTGGCATCACCCGGAGAAAACACAATTTTCTTGTCATTAACATTAAACTCAAAACCTTTGAACTCATTGCTAAAAACTTCATCTGTCTTTTGGTCAAACCATTGACGCTTGCGTTTTGCCTCCTCTTCCAAAGTCTTCGCCTTATTGATGTACTCTTTGTAGCTTTCATACTCTGCCTTCTCTTCATCGGGAATAGATGCCATTCTTGACTCAAGGGGCACCTTGTATTTCTCTTTATGAGAATTGAAGTATTTCTTTGCTTCAGCGAGTACCTTCTTTTTTGCGATTTTAGCTTTCTTAATAGAAGAATCATCATCTAACTGTTCGTCATAATGATATTCTTCCATCAAGGAATTGATGTCTTCTTCATCAAGTCCTTCTTGAGTAGCGGTCAAATATTCCTTAAGAAGTTGGTCCGGATTCATTGATTCGTAATCCTTATTCAACTTTAAGAAGTCTTCAAAACCTCTACCTGTTTCTTGCTTGTATTTTAAAAAAGCAGACACATCTTCAGGTAACTTTTCAGTTTGCTCTCTTTCAGCAACAAGTTCCTCTAAAGAATTTATCTGTTTATTATACCTCTTACCAATATATGAAAGAACATCTTCTTCTTTTAACTCAACATCATTATTACTTATTTCAGACAAGCTATTTGCATCTGAATTTTCATTACCTGTTGATTCGTTAGAATCATCGTTGTTTGTGGTTAAAGATTTCTCATGCTCATCAAGCAATTGTTTCTCTACCTCTTGAACACTTTTTGGCTCGATAATATCTAACGCTCTTACTTTAAACTCCATTTGATTAAATTTAATTTGTACAAAAATAGATTAAAATTCTGACATTTTATCGTGGTTCAAATTCAGCCAAATCAAAACCATCTAAACTGTCCTCGTTTGATTCAAAACTTAAAGGAGGCAAATTGTTTTTACGTTGGTTTATCAGTTTTGATTGCTCTGAGTTCTGCTGACTGATACGCTTAGATTTAGCTTCCTCTTTCATCTCCTCTCTCTTATTCAAATCTTCGACCTCCATGCTACGAAGCTGAAGATTATAATCAAACTCTTCTCTCATCAGTAAAGACTTCAATGACGCATCGTTCTTATTCTTCTCTATTTCAAAAGCAATTTCAGCCTGCTTAATCTTAATTTTCGACTGAGTCTCCATCTCAATCTTTTGCATAGCTGCCTGTGCAGCAAACTGCTGAGATTGTAACTGTTGCTGTGCCTGAACAGCTTGCTTCTGCATAGCCATCTTCTCTTCTCTTTCCTGAGTCTTAATACGTTTCATTTTGAGAAGTTGATTGGCCAACTTTATATTTCGTATTTCACGAATATCAATAGCATCTTCAAGATTAATATCTCCTTTTGACAATGCCATTTGAATGTTTGCTTCAAGCTGCGACTTTTGCTCTTCATCAGGAGAGATTTCAATAAAAATACCAAAGTCATAAATATAAAGGTCTTTAATATCATTAAGAATAGACACGTTATACTTTCCAATTTGATTGGTAAATTCATCAGCAAAATCAGAATATTCCAATATGTCTGCAATACGATAGGTTAATGCTTCTGATAATGAACGATATAAATACAATGAAGCATCAAGGATGTGCCTTGTTGCTGTATTTGAATTTAATGCAGCCAATTTCTGTAGACCAACTAATGCATTAGGGTCAGGAGTAGAACCATCTCTTGCTTCATTTAGCCCTGTCACAGACCTAATCATATCAATATAATGATTCATGTTTGTGATAAGCATTTGTGTTTTGGATGCACCTGAATTAGATGTAAGCTGAGTAATTGGGACTCTTGCATTATTAAAGTCTCCATCTTGAGTAAAACTTCTTCCTATTACACTACCTGTTTGGAAATATAGTCTTAATGCATCCTCAGGATTGTATGCATTACCGTTGCCAAGGTCAACCTCATTTAAACCATCGGCATCAATGAACACACCATCAGGAACAGTCCGGGCAATAACCTGCTGTAACTTTAAATGCGTAATTTGAATTAGGTCAGCAAATGGGACCATTCTACGACAAAGAGATTCAATAACGCCTTTATACATACGAGGAGCACAAGCCACATAATTAGGCAATGCGTGTTGAGATGCTGACTTTGGACGTACCATATTCTCAGACAATTTCCACTGTATAAGCATATTGGTTCCCATTACCATAATCCCTTCATACCATACATCAATCGTTCTCTCAATCTTTTCAAAGTTACCCTCTTCCATCATCTCTACAGGAGGATTAAAAGTGTCGTCTTTTTCAATAACACGAGAACCGCCACTTTCAAGTTTCTTCTTTTTATAGACAATCTTTTTTGTTGTCTTATAATTAAAGTACAAAAGGGTACAAGTATCACGATAGAACATACTATTCTCATAGAATTGTGCTACGTTGTAATAATCATACCAAGCCTGACTATATTGAGTTATTTCTTGTAAATCTTCTTTGGTTAAAGATTGGTCAATTTTCATCAATTCTGTAAGAGGAACTGTTTTAATTTCTCCCCAATAAAAACAATCTTTAAAAAATGGGTCTTCCGTGTAACTATATACCACATTTGCCGGGTCTACGTAAGATATTTTAACACCGGTACCCTGAAGAAACTCGTGCTTTGCAATGCCAATACCGATTACCGTAATGTCGTAATCCAATCGTTTGCGAATATCATCATAATGATTTTCGTCAAAGATGGTATTAATTGCTTCTTCTTCGGCAATCTCAATAGCCGGTTTGTAATTAAGCTGCATAAAAAGAGATAACTCTTCGTCAGTTTGAGGCAGCTTTTCAGAGTCCATCATAAATGGATTAACTCCTGTTTCTTCCTGTATAATACTCAGAACAGGAGCGCCAACCATTTGGGCTTCTACCATATCCTGATATTTACTTCTTTTTGATTGAGACATGGCATCCTGAGAATAAGCCTTAACTTTAAAAAGCCTTCCGGACATTCCATTAACAACTATATCAATAAACTTTGGCAAAATTGGAACCGGTGTCCAATCTAAATTAAGATAAGATAAGTCACCATCAATTGCTAATTCATTTTTGTATTTTGCAATAGGCTGTTCACCTCTTGCATATAAACGAAGTCTTCTAAAATCCTGCCATTGACTATAGTATCTACATGAACTTCCGTCTTTACGGAACCACTCATATTGAATAGCTTGACCAACCTGAAGGCCAAATGAATCAGATTCTTTTTCTGCATCAGTCGCCAATTGACTTGGAAAAGAAGTAGCGTTTATTTGTATTTTTATATCTTTCATCTGATTAATTGACTTGTGGTTCCATCATTTTTATACTTAGCGAAGTTAATAATTAATTTTGATTCTTTTTTCTCAGGAACATATAGATGCTTTTGGTTGGCCATTATACACAATCCGGAACTAATTGATGCATCAAAACGAGTTCTATCATTTATATCAAATTTAGCCCAATCCTCAAGAGTCCTTGTAAAAGGCATTGTTCCCATTTCCTCAGGGTCTCTATACTTCCCTTCCAAGTCTAATCCAATATGCTTCTCAATATAAGATTCGATAGCAGATGCGTGTGCCTGCTTAACATCTTCTGATGTATTCGGAATACCACCTAACTCACGCTCAGTCTTTGTTAATTTATTAAAAGGTTTATCAGGACGATTAATACAGAATCCTCTGTATCCTCTATTCTTGAAATGATAAAGCAACCTTGGCTTATTGTTCTCGGCTAAGATTGGCATACCGTAAAATACACAAGCCATTAAAACTTCCTCAAAGAATATCTCAGCCGTTTGAGGACGAGCAATGTATTCAAGAAAAAACTGATTAACAGGGGCATCGTCCATGTGAAACTTGGTCATGCCGTGGAGGGAACCATTTGACCCACGACCACCAACTACGGCTGAAATGTCGTAAGAGTCGCAACCAAAAGAACCAAGATGCTCATTGCCGGGATATTTAATTCCACTCCTTACGTGTATGTTATTCTGCATATGTTTTGGGGGCGCCCAACTTATACTAAACCGGCCACGATGGTCAGGTGTCCAAATAACCTGCGTGTCTTTTATACCATCCTTCCAAGAAAATGACCCTCGAGTGATGTATTGCTCCTTAATCATCGAGTCATTATAGTCAATCTGTTGGTATATCTTTGTAAGATTGAAAAGTGCCTGCTTGCTTTCATCTCTGAATGCATGAGACCTTGTTCTTGGAAACTGACGATAAAACTCGTTTAATGCTTCTGAATCATTCTTCAATGACTCCACTTCAGCCTCCCAATAGTCAATAGCCCCATTCTTTATCATTGCCCCATCAATACCAAGAACAGGTGTGTCCGGTTTTCTGAATACAGGGAATCCATATCTGTCGATAAAGCCCTCCATGTTCCATTCCATTGGGATGAATAAAGAGTAAAGCCCACTTTTTGTCTGACCATTTGCATTACGCTTTTGTACGTTTGATTCCTCAAACATATCCTTGTAGTTCTGACCTCCCTTTGATAGTGCATTGGAAGTTGAACCCATCATACACTTCCCGATAATTTTGCTACCAATACGAAGACAAGTCTTGGTCACTCGCCAATTCTCTTTGATGCTTACCGGCTTTGTCCACTTACCACTCTCGTCATGGGCCAAGAATAACAGCTTCTCTCCATCATAAGAGTTATCCTCCGTGTTCTTCCAATCTATTGTCGTGTCAAGACCATCCACATCATTGTCGTCTGACTCGTACATATTCTTCTTGGTAATCTTGGATGCCGGTACCCTGAACGCCAATTCAGTCTTTGGCTTGTCCATACCATCCATGATTGGCTTGAAAAAAAACGGAAGCCTGCTGTTAATTGGAACGACCTTGTCGGTAAACATTTTCTTTGCATCGGCACCGGTCTTTGATAAAATACCTATACGTGCATTCCTTGCAAGAGTACCAATATTGACACACTCAGAAGATGACATAAATGAAAATCCGGAACGTCTTATCTTCAGGTATATCATACCAAAAGCCCTTGGGTCAGCACGACAGGCTTCCCAAAATATCCAATAGATTCTGTTGGCCTCACGGAAGTCAGGATATCCAACGTCAATACTTGCCCACTGCAGGTACATATAGTGAGACCCGGTGATATAGGTCTTGACTCCACAGTTCAGGAACCAATAACCTTCGTCACGATAGTTGAACTCCTGCTCAATATAGTCTACCCACCGGGCTTTAAATTCTTTTGGCTTATCGTTCCACTGAAATATGGACTGTATCTTGGCCAACTCTCTTGGAAGTTCCTGTCGCTCCCAATACTGTTCGACCTTGCTTGAGTGTCTTTGATGACACTTTTCGGGCTCAACAGGAAGTGCAATCCTTAGCCCTTCGATTTCTATTACCTGCCCAATTTGTCCGGTCTTTGAAATGACAATAACATCATATTGGTCATTATACCCATAGAGCCATGACCTCACTCTGTTCTTATTAGAGATGACGGCTTTGGGTATGTAGTCTACGAGTACCCGGTATAAACTATTGTCTTGACCTTCTTTCTGCAAATCCTTGTTTTGTATCTGTTCTGCTTGTACCTCGCTCTGATGCTTCTATGGTTTCTTTCTCAGACTCAATCCTGCTTAATATTTCAAACGCATCGAATATCGCCAATTTCTTTGTTGCTGCTGCATTCTTCAATTTATCCGCTGCAAGTTCATCTCCGTTGTCTTCTTCTCCTTTTTTTACAACACTTTCTTCCGCAACTTTAATCAGTTCGTCAACAGCTTTGTAGCCGGCCTCAATAATTCTCAGCTTTATTTCTTTTGTATTCTTCATTTTTTTTAAACTACAGTTTGATTGTTATTTGATGGTCATACATTCTGTACAGCTTCTCGCCTTCGACATTAAACTCATATTCACTATCAGGAGAAAAACATACAGTATCTCCCTTCTCAATTCCTCGTTGTAATAAATACTCATTTGGATAAACCATTGTAGCCATAAGAGGCTCTTCACTGAATGGTTTTTTGATATAACTCTCAGTAGCAGGAATTGGTTTTACAAAGCAATAGCGGTCATAAGCGTTCCACGTAGAACCCTTTTTGTACATGAAAAATTGGTCTGTTTCAATAAAGAACAAATCGTCCCTAAAGAACGACTTGCCACTTTTTTGCCTGCCCTTAATGTCGTTGTAATATTTGAAGACGTTATGATGCACAAGAAGTATATCGCCTTCTGAGATTGGTCCATTATATCCCAAAGGAAGACTCACTACTTCGGCAAAACGATTAGAGAATTTATGGTCTTCTTCAGAAGTGCTGATAATAAATTCAACCCCTCCAATGTCTTTTGTGTTATCGTATCTCTTCCCCTTTACCGGTTTTGTTATAAAATAAAAAGGAGACCTCATTAGATATTGATATTGTATTCAATTGAAATAGGAATATTTGATGTAAACTCTTTCCAAAGCAACACTTCGTTTTTCTCGTTTATAATATACACCTTTATTGATTGTTTAATTGAATCAAATGAAATAAGATGTACAGAGTAAGTATCCCCGAGAACCTTCTGACCTACAAGGTAGTGCATAGCACCACCTTTGTAGTCAGGTCCGACAGATATTTTACGGATGTCCATTACAGTTGCTCCTCTTCCTCTTGAATAAAATCAATACCGGTTGTCCAATCTTTCAAAAAAGTCAACGTCTCCAAGCCATCTTTGTTAATCACTTCGATGACCTTGAACTCAAACTCCTTGTTTGACAACTCTTCAATTTGCTTGCTCAACTTCTTGATGCCTTCCTTGTTGAATTTGTAACCACCCTTTTCATCAACCAATAAGATACCCTTATCGTCAGTGGCCGCATTATCCAAACGGAGTTCCTCTATCTTCTTCTGATACTCCTCACTGTATGGCTTTAATTTCTCATACATCTTAAACAGCTTTTTCTGTACCTTGGTTTCTTGATTACCAATAGTGTTGCTGATTTGGTTTACGAGCAGATTGAGGTCTTTGTAGCTTTTCTTGATTGTCATTTAATTTGATTTTAATTATAAAATGTAAAAATAATGAAAAGAATTTAAACAATCACTCTTAGAACTATGGTGCAATAGGAGGAAAGTCTCCAATAATAGTCAAGTTAAGCTGTTCAGCTATCCAATCCCATGCATAGGAATCAACTTCCCATTGGTCATAAGCTGCACCTGTCATTGTCAAATTACCTTGTGCAACTTGAATGCCTTCAGCGCCATCATTTTCTGTCATCATGCTATAATAAAAAGTAGCACTTGTGTTCAATATTACACTGACAGCGTAAGCGTTTAATATCTTCGCCTCTAATGTTTGTCCATTGTTCCAAATAAGAACCGGTTGAATTTGTTTCATTTTTATTTTTTTTTATAGTCCATAAATACCCATTGTTCCAAATGGGTCAAAAGATACAAAACTTGATTCGTAAAAAGTAATCCTTCTCCACGTAGTCGCATCATTACCCAACGTCAACTGCGTCTGCGCTACGTTATTGGTAGGTGCAGCCGTTGTTTGTATTTGATAAGCAAACGTAGCTGATTGGTCATTACCTGCCAAGTTTCTATACTGAGCAGACAAAGTTCCTTTCGTCCAATTCGTACCGGATAGTGTACCCCATGTATTATCGTCAGCTGTCATCCAAGAGGCTATTGTTACGTTGCTTCCATTGGCAGGTGTAACACCTGTTACTGTAATTGTTGCCGCTGCAGCTGCAGCTGTTGTTGCTATTTGTTCAGTTGACCATATATTCGTAGCGTTATCGGGTCTAAACACTAACATAATAGCGCTCGTGTTTGTTCCTGCGCTAAAGTTAAACGAAGGATTTGCATCCCACGTCCCATTAAACGTTGCCCAAAAGGTATTCATTGCAACGTTTGCTGTAGTAATGTTCCTGCCAATCTCTGTCCACGCTTGTCCCCCTGTGTTATTTACTGAAAAAGTAGCCGTACCTCTTTGTTGTACATACACAACCACTAAATCCCCTTCCAACATAGATGCCGGTGGAGTAAGAGTAATCGTTGTTGTTGCGTTTGTGCCATTATCAACAGGCACAGATGTTGCTCCAAAGAAAGTAGGCATTATAAATAAATTGAGTATTCGTTTAACCACAAGGAGTCGATAATCTCTTGGTCAGTCATAGTTTCAGGAAATATGAAAGGGCTTCTTGAAAACTGAATAACCAATAAACCATCTTCATATCCGTTGCACTCAGCAATCAAAGACATCATTCCGTCACCTATAACAACCTTATCGAAAAGTTCAATAGTTTTTGTCATGTTCGTTAGATTTCATATCCATAAATAGCAACATCTAATGATATTGCCGCATCTGTAGTTATCCTTAATTGATGGTCTGCTGTCGCAGCAAATATGCCAAAAGGGAGACTGATAATTGCACCGGGTCTTGCATTTGCAGACGGAGCAAAAGAGCCTGCCCATACAAGTTGGTCAGTACCGGCTGTATAAGTTGTATCACCGGACGCACCAAACCAAACAATCACTCTCGCTGCAGTTGTTGCATACGAAGCAATTGATAGGTATGTCACGACAACTTTCTTTGTAGCTGTTGGAATCCACATCGCAGTACCTGTTTGCTGCGTAGTATAGTTTGCGCTTCTCCAAACCTGCATAGCAGAGTCAATCGTTCCAATTAACTGTCTTCCAAAAACGTCAGCAATACCATTCACTCTGTCATCGGTTGCGACAGGAGTTGGTAGTGCAGATTCTGCTCTAAATCCTATTTTCACGGGATTACCGGTATCAGGAGCATCATTTGCTACATTCCCAACAACGGGCAATGTTTCGTTTGATATGTTAGCTATGACCGAACCGCTTACATCTAACGGTTCATTTTGAACCGTAACAGGTAAAGACGATTGGTTTGATGCTACTACTACAGGGGCTGAGTCAGCCATTGTAGCCTGTCCATTTGGGTTATTCGGGTTGTATGACATTTTTTATATTATTAACCAATTTGAATTATTAGATACGAGTGTAATAGACTCATTTACTCTAACAAGTACAGCAGTAAGACCTCCATCTATTGTTTCAGAACCTGCTCCATCTACTGTTAAATTTGGAGTACCTGCTGATTTTTTAACCACAATGGTAGCCTTATTTCCTACCGCTGTAGGAAGGGTTACAGTAAATGTACCACCCGTAGTATCACAAGATACTATTTTTGTTCCTGCGGTTGCTGTTTCAGAATATGTAGTCGATACTGATGCAACAGAGTATGCAACATCAGCAGGGGTTAAATAATCAGTTCCTGCTATCGCTGCGCTGATTGCTGTACCATTACCTTTCAATAAACCGGTTACGGTTGTACTGATAGTGATAGCCGGAGTTGTAGAAGCGTTTGCTACACTACCTGCAAAACCGTTTGCTGACACTACAGATACAGATGTAACAGTGCCTGAGCCTCCTCCACCTGCAGCGTTGAGTAATCTCCAACCGCCACTTGTGTTCTCGTAAGTACCTTCCGTTCCGTCTGTCTGATATACAATCAAACCAACTGCAGGAGAACTGATAGCAGTTCTCTGTGCGGCTGTCATACGTGGAGGAAGAAAACCTTGGGTGGTAGATTCTATTGAAACAGCTGCTGAAGCAGGTATTGTTTGCCAAGTTCTCCAACCAAGATGCAATGTTTTAACTGTTGCAATAAACGCTTCTTGGTTAGTTACTTCTGTGTTATTAGTAGCAAAACGAAACTGACCATTACCGAATAAGCCGATATATCCAACGTTTGACGTTTGATTATTATCACTAAAAAACCTTAATCCACCGAAAGATTGAGAACTTGCATGAACTAAAGAAACCCATCTTCCTGAACCTGCTCCAAGTGTTGTATTTCCAACTAAAATACCGCCTGATGTTTCACCACCCGTCATAAAGTTCCGAGTATTAAATTGGTCGAAAACTTCAAAAAACTGAGTTGAACTACTTGTTATTGTTGCACCTGATGTAGTTATAGTTAATCTATTTTGAACCCTTGCAGTACCATTCACATCTAACTGAAAACCTGCATCAGTAAACGTACCACCGTTCTGTATAACAACGTTACCTGTACCACCAAAAATTCTCATCCTATCAGTCAATGACTGAAGTGTAGTACCTGCCGTTGTAGCCGTGGCAGTAGAAAAAACTAAACTTCCGGGAGCCCCCGTACCTGTTCCTCTTGCACCTGCTAAAACTAAGTTTAATGCTGCTGCATCTGTCTTTCCCGCTTCCGTAGTTGGTTGAAGCACAACCCCACGGTTACCACCTCCAAGCTGATTGACTGTTGAATAACCAATACCGAAATAGACATTATTTAAGTAGTCAGCTGCAGACCCCCCTATACCAAATGTAACTGAACGGGTTAAAGCAGTACCACCACCAAAATGAATACTATTGCTTATATCACCATTTGTTACCTGATTATTTACAGCAATATGAATATTACCACTACCCGAAATTATCCCTCTACCTGCAAACATTCCAATAAAAACATTAGTGCCACCTGAGGTCAACTCATTACCGGCTTGTCTACCAATTAAAGTATTTTGTGCTCCTGTCGTAAGTAGACCTCCACCCCCAAAAACATAGTTTGCATCTCCTGTTGGGGCAAATGTTATATTGGAAACTTGTGATGAAGGAGCAATATAAATAGAGCCGTTAATCAATCCTACCTTATGCTGATATAATAAAGTCTTGTCACCACCTGTAGTATCAGGATTGTATAACCAACGCATATAAGAACCTGCAGTAGTCCCGCCTTGAGAAAAAATCAGGTTATTAACCGTTGACGTTGCTATAGTAAACGCACCTTGTACTCTCGCAGTTCCATTGACATCAAATTTATAACCTGCGTCTGTAGATGTTCCAATAAGCGTGTTTCCGCTTGTAGAATTAAAGATGTTATTACCAATAGTATTGCGAAATGCAATTAGAGTGACATTTGTTAAATTGGTTGCTGTTGGCTCATATGATATACCATAGACAATACCCGGATTAGCGTTTCCGGTAAAATCATATGTTGTATATATTCTAAAATCTTTATAAGTTCCACCGCCTAAACCTGTGGCGGTTTTTGTACCTGTTAATCCAAATGAAAAATTGTTGTTTGTTGGGTCACTTAAACCTCCTCCACTTGTTAAATATGTACTATAGAATCCGAATGTAAAACTTTGTATCGGGCTTGCACCACCATTTGTGTAGGCTTGTAATACACTACCTCCTGCACTACCTGAAATTCCTAACAAATACGATATAGTTGCACTTGTAGGAGTTAAGAATCCATTGTAAGTAGTATTACCATTTAATCGAGTTGTTCCATTAACATCCAACCTAAATCCTGCATCAGTAAACGTACCACCGTTCTGTATAACAACGTTACCCGTTCCTCCAAAAATCCTCATCCGTTCAGTCAATGACTGAAGCGTAGTGCCGGTTGTTGTAGTAGTAGATGTAGAGAATGATACGTTGCCCGGAGTTCCTGTGCCTGTACCTTTACCTCCTGCGATAGTTATATTACCTCCGTTTCTATCTGCTGTATTCCCACCACCACTTGCGTTAATAGTTGTTGAGTTAGCATTTCCTCCACTCATAGCTTGAACACCACCGCCTATATAAACATCGTTTATACTATAAGTGCCTGAAACATCATCACCGCCAATTACAAGCTGTCTGCTTGCTGTTGTTGTAGCAAAAAGACCAATAGCTATTGATGCAGTATGAGCAGCAGTACCTCTATCACCAATCATTATAGAAAACGCTCCGCTTGCAGTAGTAATATTCCCAATAGCTATTGCTGATGCATTTGAAGCTGTACCACCAATAGCAACACTTCCGCTATTACTCGTAGAACCACTAATAGCTACACCTGCTGTTGCATTACCTCCTATTGCAATTGCACCATTAGTAGACTGTGCACCCTGTCCTAACCTTGAAATCGCAATACCTCCACCACTTGCATTAGCTGTGTATCCAATAGCCACATTACCTGTTCCTGTGCCAACTACAGCGCTATTACCTATAGATATACCAACAATAGAAGAATTATTAAAAGTTCCGCTACCAATAAAAATACCTCTATCAGCCGTTTGTGCAGTTGTGCCTGATGTAAGTAGATTTAAAGAAGTAGTACCAAAGTTTGTATAATAAACACTTGACCTTGTAGTCCCATTAACATCAAACTGAAATCCTGCATCGGTCGTAGTGCCAACACCTATTCTACCGTTAGAAAAGAATCTTGTTGTTGTGCTTCCTACAATATCTAATGAGTTAGTACTAAGTGTAAGAGCCCTGTTACCTGTCAGCGTTCCGTCACTATTGTAAATGTTTGTTCCACTATACTGAGGAATATTCAGCGTAGAGCCAACCAATGTAGCCGGTCCACTTGAACCGGTTGTAGTCAGTGTCAATGCATCCTGCTTACCATTAAACGTAGACCAATCCGCTGAACTTAAAAGTCCTCGATTCGTTACGTTTGCCGTAGGAATATTAAACGTATGAGTCGCTCCAACACTTGAGATGTTAAAGTCAGTACCACTTGAACCTGTACCAAAATATTGAACCTGTTCAATCAAACCGTTCAATGCTAATATGCCGGTAGAGAAAGTTGTAATAATCTGACAAAGATGCGGCCCCTCAGTATGAAGTGTAATCGTTCTACCTGAAGTAGCAATATACACCCTGATAGCTAATCTGTCAGTAAGGGTTAACGTTGTTTGAGGAACAGCCAATACTGTAATGTATAAGTCGATAGCCGTTCCACCTGTAATTCCTTTAGGGTTTACAGCATCGCTTGCTATCAACGTAAATACAACCCCATCATACTTGTATAACTCTACATAGTAAGAAGGAGTACCTCCTCCTGATGATGCACTAAAAAACAACTCAAACGTCCAATTGCCGGCAGGTATATTAAGTAAAGCAGGGACTCCTGCATCTGTAATAAACTGTGCAACATAACCATCTGTGCTGATATTAAAGTCCGTTCCTGCTCCCAAAATAGGAGTTTTGCTCATTTCATAGTATGTGTTACCTACAAATGTGCCTTGGTTAACACTACCATTCAGGTAATAAGATACAGAGGCTCCGCCACCACCTCCATTGGTAGGGAAATTTGCTAACGTACCATCACCTCTTATATATTGAGATGCAATACCTGCTCCTGTTATTGCAATCGTTCCATTGCTTGTTAATGGACTATTAGTCACATTAAATGCGCTTGGCATAGATACACCCACCGAAGTAAGTCCTAAGTCGGTCCAAGAAGCCGAAATCGTTCCGCCATCTTGCTGATTAAGTGTTAATGTCTTAGTTGTTGTCCCTGTAACAGCTGCACTAACAATTGAATTGTCGTATGCTGTATCCCAATTAGCAGAGTTGTCTGTAATATATGAAATAGTACCACCAACAGACTTTACTAAACCATTACCAAGTAAAGCATTTTGCTTGCTATTAAATGTAGTCCAATCAAGACTGCTTATATATCCATCTTGACTACCATTTCCTTGCTGAATGGTAAAAATGCCTGTTATATTATTATAAAGCAAAGGGGATGCAGCACTTATAGCATTCCTTGCCCTGTTATTTGTAAAGTATAAGTTTGTAATTCCCTCGGGAATGTTGTCTGAAATTAAGCTAACGGCTCCTGTAAATCCATTTACTGAAGTAACCGCATCTGTATTATCAACCTTTTGCCAAGTACCACCATTAAATATAGCCCAATCTCCTACTTTCCAATCAGAGATGCCGTTAAGATTTGTTGAACCGGCAACATTTACAACATAATAATGGCCTTGAACACCAATACTACTTGTAAGAATCGGGAAGTTTATATTAGCATTCCATGTTCCCTGATATTGAACACCTCCAACTAATCCGTTGATTTGATTTTGAAGTTTACCGAAGGCTGTCAAAATACTGTCTGTAGCAATAATCGAGCCCCCCATTATGTTCAAGCCCGTTAATATTTTTGATATTACAGCAGAATTGTTCAGCGTAATTGGAACAGAGCCGGGTCCTGTAGCCGTAGCTTCACCGGTAAGAGCAGTAATATAATTGCCTGCGTTCTGCTTCCCATCAAAATTAATCCAATCAGAAGAACTAAGGTATCCACTTTGTACACTATTAGCTACCTGTATACTAAATACTCCGGATATAGAATTAAAAAGTAATGGAGAAGCAGCAGAGTATGTCGGTAAATTAACCCATTTGATACCTGTGCCTGTGCTTGATAACACTTGACCGTTTGTTCCTGAAGAAGAAAATCCATCAGTTAATAATCCAAGAATATAAAGATTATCATTAATCGTTGCGGTATCCGTATTTACATCAAACGCTTCAAGGTTTGCATTAAGGATAATATCAACATCAGCTACGTCGCCTGATGTAAGAACCTGTTGCAATGTAGGTATTACCACCGGCATTGTGTACCAAGAAACACCTGTCCCCGTACTTATTAAAAAATCACCGGGTAATCCAATACTATCTGATGAATCAAAAAGTTTGCCTTCAACATGAACCTCTTCGCTTAAATAAGTTTTATATAATTCTGCTACATTAGTTACCTCAATATTAGTAGTAGTTATCTTGCCAAAAAGATTAATATTCTGTGTAGCCGTATTCCCATAATCCAAAACACCCTGCAAATTATTTGCAGGGATATTTGGAATAAATAGTTGAAGCAGTTCTAATAGGGTAAAGTTATATGTAACATCTTCGATTTCGCCACCAACGCTCGTGCCGATTAACTTGTCTGCTAATTTAGGAATAGGCACAACTTCGTATGTACTAATCTTTGACATTCCGCTAAAATTTTTTAATGTACTACTTTCAAATAATCACCTGTTCTATATATCTGACCAACAACCAATCCGCCTAATAAAGCAGCAGCATTATCAGCATATACCGGAACATCATCTATCACAATAGCAGGAGCGCTAAAGTGCGCTTGGAAAAGTTGCAATAACTCAGCCGGTGTAAAATTGTAAGTTACATTTGGCGGAGTTCCCTCTGTACGTGTGCCAACGAGTTTATCGTCCAACATTGGCAACGCATTTATTGGATATGAACTAATTTTTGACATCTTCTTTTGGTTTTATTTCTCCTGTTTGCATATTAATTACAGTATTCTCTCCGTATTTATTAATAAGATACTTCTCATTTTCAATAAAAGAGTCTTTAATCTTATTCGCCTCAGCAATATAAATTTGCTTTTGCAACTCAAGTTCTCCAAGAGCAATCTTAACCTTTGTATACTCTTGTGTCCCATTTTTGATAAAATTTAATTCTTCTGCTGTTAAATGTGGCATTTGATTTTATTTTGTTTGTACAAATATAATGATAAACTAACCTTTTACAATGTACCTATATCCAAGATATAAAAGCACGACAATCAGCAAAAGCCATAAGAGATTTGAATAGTTGGCTTTCCTGTCAATCTTCTTCTCAGAATCCTTGGCTTTTACTCTTTTTTTGACGGAAACTTGCCTTACTTCCGACTGCTGAGTGGTTGATTTTGACGAGTCAACTGTACGTTTACGGTTTTTTGTAGCCCGGACCTTGGCATTGAAATATTTGACGTTGCCGATTATAATCGGCTTTGAGGTATCAATTGGAGTTATCTCAAACTCTTCGCTACTATCAATCGTAGTAATAGCGTTTTGAATTGTATTGATTTGATGCTTCTGCTCTACAACAGAACTATCTGTACTCGTTTGCGTTTTACTCTCAGATTTTGTAAGTTTTTTTGCTGCACAGCCAAATAAAAAGAAAACCCATAACAATAGTAAAATATATTTGCGCATTGTTTTAAATTAAGACATAGCCACCCTTGTCAACAGTACCCTGATTGAGCAACTTCTGCAGTTCAGTAATGGACTTACCAAATGTTTTTTGAAAATGAGGAGCATCTACAAACTTCCAATCGCCTCCCCATTCCCATCCATATCTCTTAAAGATGGTTACGATTTCAATCCAATCAGATTTACGGTCTCCATCAAAATCAGCTTTGGTATCCCAAGAAGCAGACTCCTTTGTCCCATTCCCATCTTTGTCTATTAACAGAACAATATCAATAGCCAACCCATAGTTGTGATAAGATTGGCCACCTCTTGCATTAGTTACTTTTCTCCCCGGCTTTGTTCTTCCTTGAGCAAACAATTCATCCTGCTCTTTGATTGTTCGCAGGGTGTAAGAAAAACGACAACCGGCAGAGCCGGTTAATTGTTCAATAATTTCATCATATATTTCAAAAGCCTCTTCTCTTAACGTTGGATGAAGCAAAGCGATTCTATCTAAAGTAATTTTATCTTTCATCTTATCTCATTTACATCTGATTTTAACTCTTTCGCACGACTAAGAGCCTTCTTTAACATTGACCAAATGTTAATGTTAAAAGCCTGCTCAATATTTTCTTTTATCGAAACCAATTCAATAAAAAGCAAAAGCATTGCTGATATTTTTGTAAACATAAATTCAAACCCAAAAGCGTGTTTAACAAATTCATTCAGCAAATATTTATCCATTAAAAACAAAAACAATACGCAAGTTTCATATAAAAGCATTTTGCTTATAATACTCGACAAGTTTCTACTTGTAAAACTCTTCCAACCTTTCAATTTAACTGATTTGAAAATTCCTGTAAATGTGTCGAGAATAATAGCAGACGCTACGGCCACCAATAATCCATGTATCGGTGTAAATAAAATTATTAAAGAAGCGAATGCGTAGTTCAAGTATTTCATCTTCCTTGACCTTTGTATGGTTTATTATAAAGTTTACTTCTCTTGTTTGTACTCGTCTTTGTCTTTGCAGCAACGCCTCTCTTCTTTGGCTTCTTTGCGTAAGATGATGATGCTATAACTTTTGCCATCTTTTAATTTTTACCAAAGTGCATTAATAAGCGTTGCAGTTGTACCACTTGCAACCGAATGAACTTTAACTACCTGAACAGGAAGTATTGTGCCTACCGGAACTGCATTAAATGTAACTATATCTTGCCCAATTGTTGTAACTCTTACATTACCGGCACCTCCTACAAATAAAAAACATCCCGGATTGCCGTTTGAGGTCTGAGGACTTGCCTGATATACTACATATGCTTTAGCTGTTGCTGCAAAAATATTAGCATTTAGGAGCAGTGTTGTTGCATTTACAACAGAAACAACTGTTGCTACAGTGCCATCAGTTGTATTGTATACGACATCTCCTGTTGCGACACCTTTTGTAATAAAATCAGCAGCAGCATCTACAAGAGACGATGCGACTACAGATGTATTTGTTCCAACAGCAATGTCTGATGGATATGGAATATCTGCATTATCTGTTGGTATTACACGTAATGCTCTTGAGAACGTTGTTTTAAAAACTGACATAGTTTATTTTTTTTCTTGGTAAGGGAATGCTCTGTTTAATGCGTCTCTTCTTTGCTTACAACCACAATCTTTACCGGTAATTTTTGAAACAGTTTCAACAACTTTTTTTATTCCGGTAGCTGTAGTTATTTTTTCTATCGAATCACCGAGACCTTTGCTTTTCGATTTTTGTTCCATTTGATTTGAGTTTAAATATTTGAAACCCTTCTTCCCATTCCGACCCTTGACTTTTCTGCCTTTTTAGCCGCAAGTTTAGAAGGACTTATTTCTGATTTTGTTTTTGGTGTCTTTGAAGACACTCGCTTTGTTGGCCTGCAGTATTCATTCTTTCCACCGGCACCACACGCTTTACCGGTTCTTGTATCCTGCCACTTCTCTTTCTCCCATCTTTTCAAACTACTTCCTTCCTCAGATTTGCGAACACTGCCTGATGCCTTCCGGCACTTAGCAATCGCTTGCGAAGCACGAGCCGAAGGGAACACATCATACGATGCTTTGACTTTTTTGTAGCAAGCGTCTTTCATCTTTTTAGTCTCACACTGTTTTTAGAAGGGTTGTACTTAAATTCACTCTTTGGCTTGCCGGTAGCTTTCGAGGCTCTATCTTTCGCTCTCTCCTCAGCTGTCATTGCATTCCTTTTCATCCCCTCTTTTGTATAAGTCTTACCATCTGCCTTCAAGTGTCCACGCTTTTGCAAAATACTTATGGCCAATCCACGGTCTCCAACCTGAGCAGTCAATCGCTCAATTAATTTACCACGTCCCATAAACTTTTGCGTTGCCATTAATACTTTCCTTTACGTCCTTTCGGATTGCTTTGTGTTGAGCCGCCCGGTCCTGCCCATAGATTCTTACAAGCCCAATATCTCGGAGTCAGCTTATCATTTGCTGAGTCGCAACCATGTCTTGCTTTGAAACTTTTACGTGCAGCTGCACTGTAATTATGGCCATAACCCTTTGCTCCAAAGTGGAGGAGTTTCTCCTCCCCTCCGGAACAGGCTTTTACCATCCTCTTCTTACCGGGTCTGTCCGATGGAACAGGACGGTTGCATTTCATTTTTGATTTGTCTGCCATAGCATTACTGACGGAACGCACGAGTTGTGTGCCCGGGTGTTGTTACGACATCTTTTTTCTTTAACTCAGGTAGGGCATACGCATCTTTTGGAGATACAGCTTTCTCAACCTCAGCAATTGTCTCTTCAGAAAGCTGAACGTCTTCCTGAATTACTTCTTCTACTACTTTACTTTTTGCCATAAAAAATTATTTAGCTTTTTTCATTAATTTTTTAGTTACTGATGCGGCACCTTTTGTCATAGACAAAGTCTTACCTTTCAGCGGATTCTTAATGCTTGGGCCACCGCCTGTTGGTGCTTTCAACTTAGAAGATGCCGGGAGATTTGGAATTGACTTTTTCATTTTTTTTTGTTTTATATGATTAATTAATCTTGTAACGTAACTAATTTACCTAACTTACTTGTAGATGAAAGTTTTGCTGAAGAATTTTTTCGTTGTTGTCTATTCTTAGCAAGATTGTCTTTTAATTTTTCTTTCCCCGCTTGAATAGCTTGAATTTTTAACGCTTGCTTATTCTTAAATGTAATAGCATCTAAATCTTGGCGAAGTGTATTTACTTTTTCTTCAGTAGTTTTTTCTGTCTGTTTTTGATTAGAAGCCATAACTTAATTTTTTTAGCTTTGCCTTACAAATGTAATAAATTAAATCAAATGAAATCAAAACCACACGACTACCTAAAATTTTGGCGGGTAATCCGCTATTACGTAAAAGCCAAACACAAGTTAAGTCAGGCCGACCTTGACATTATCCTGTTCTTATACTCTGAAGGATACTTCGGACAAGATTCTTTTGAAAAATTTGTTGAACTTGTAAGTTGGGACATTAACCGATTCAAACGTCTGAAGCGTGAAGGATGGATAGAACTCTTCAGAAAAAGAAGCGGAAAGAAACGGGCGCTTTATCAGTTAAGTTATAAAGCTACCCGTCTTGTACTTGACATTTACAGAAAACTAAACGGGGAAGAAATCCCCGTTAGTAAGTCTGCTAACCCTATGTTTTTAAAGAATGTGTCTTATAACGATAAGGTATACCGTAACATGATTCTTGAAATGAATGCTTATAACCGAGCGCAAAACAAACTCAAGAAAACTGACGATTAGATAACCACTACTACGTCACGTTCAGATATAATCGTGAACTGCTCGTCATTAATGAGCATAGTGAAGCTGTGCGACTTGTCATAATACAGGTCGTCACCTTCGTCAATAACACTCACGTCAGTTCCGGGTGCTACCACTGTCGCTCTTTTGTAGCGCAGTTGATTGGTATCCTCACCCGACAGTATCAATCCGGACTCAGTCTTTATCGACTCAGCCACGTCCTTCACTACGATATACTTTCCAATTGGTCTCATACTTGGTTTTATTGCTGCTCGTAAGACCGAGCCATTGTGATAATTGCGTTTGTACTGAGAATAGTGGTTGCTACGCTTACTGCGTTCTGCAGGGCTGACCGTGTCACCTTCAACGGGTCAATAACACCCATACCAATCAGGTCTCCCATCTCTCCCGTCTTCAGATTGTAACCATGACCCATCGGAACCTCGCCTTTGTAAACCTCACTTGGTTTAAGTCCCGCATTGGTCAGTATCTGCTGAAACGGAGCCATGAGTGCATTCCTTAAAATGTCAAGAGCAGCAGTATACTCCCGGCTCATACCATCGTGACCAACTAAAAATGCACTCTCCTCAAGCAGTGCTTTACCGGCACCGGGTAAGATACCTTCCTCTAACGCTGAACGGACAGCACATACTGCATCATCAACTCTATCATACAACTCCTTCTGCTCAAGGTCAGTCTGACCGCCCACAAAAATAACACCGATGCCACCACTGAGCGAAGCAATACGCTCCAAAATGAAGTCTTTGTCCGCTTTGCGTGTCGCTTGCTTATGTGCGTCCCATAATTGAGCCACTCTCTCCTCCACCTGTGCCTCGTCACACTTAGCCGAACTGCGGATAATAACCGTTTTATCTTTTCCAATAATCACTTTTGCTGCATGGCCTAAGTCTCCATAGTTGATATGGCTTAAGTCGTCACCTGTTTTCTCGCTGAAGTAGGTAGCACCAACGCTGATAGCGATGTCCTGCATCAACTCATGCTGCTTGTAACCAAAATTAGGAGGAGGAATCGCCACCACTTTCAGGTTTCCTTTCACGGTATTGGCCGCAAGCGTATTTACAACATTTGTATTGCACGGAGATATAATCAACAGCTTCTTACCTTCTGTAATAATAGGCTTCAGCACGTTCTCAATCTGCAGGATATTTGAAATCTCAGTGTCAGCTACCAAGACCATCACATCCTCAAACACGCACTCATCTTTTTTGGCATCATTAATGAACAAAGGGCTCAGATACCCTCTGTCAATCTTCAATCCCTTGGTCGTCTCTGCATAAGTCTCAGCAGTTTGGCTGCGCTCAACCGTTACGATGCCGGTCTTGCCAACATCTTTATACACCTCAGAAATAATTTTACCTATCTCACGGTCATTGTTCGCTGAAATAGAGGCCACGTCTAAGAGCATGGAGGCACTAACCTTTTTTGCTCTACGCCTTAACTTGTCCACCACCTTGTTACTCATGTCCACCATATGCCTCAACACCTCCGTCCGGTTCATATCCTCTTTAATATGCTCAAGACCTCCAAGAACTAACCCTTCTGTCAACACAATAGCAGTTGTAGTTCCATCACCGGCTGACGTTGCCGTCTTCTCTGCCGCCTCCTTCATCATCTTAACCGCAAGGTTCTCCGATGGGTCAAGCAGGTCAATAGACTTAGCAACAGTCACACCATCTTTGGTCACAGTGATGCCATGCGTGTGATACGGACTCTCAATCAGCACCGTATTGCCACCCGGCCCAAGCGTTGACTTGACCGCCTTCGACATCTTTACCACTCCATTGATTAACTTTTTACGGCCTGTATCGCCAAAGTCTAAGTTTTTTGGAGAATATCCCACTCCTGAGGTCTCAACCATTTGATTCATACTTGATTTTATTTGTGATGTACAAATATAGTCAGTCAATAGTACATTAACAACCTTTTTTAGAAACACCATTACAGATTGGTGGCGTGGAACGCAGCCGGTGTGTCGATTTTTTTAAGGCCAATGTCGAATTTTGTCGACTTTATGACAAATATTTGAAGACTAAAAATCAATGAAACCCAATGCAGTAAATGGTTTTAGAAAAATACAGCAAAAAAACTGCTGCCAAAACATCACCCTCCCCTATATATATATATATATTCCCCCTCTCTCTATTATTTTTATTATTATAAACTTCTTTATTTTTCGACATAATCGACATAAAAAGAATATAGTATTAATAACCAATTAGTTATAAAAATTAAAACGACATAAAAACGACATAAAAGAAGGGTATTCATGTCGATTCTATCATGGACTGAAATAAAAAAGGGAACCTAAGAATAGGCTCCCACATTCACTAAATACAAAAACAAACTCAATCCATCTCAGGACCTTCCATCATCTCAGACTTAATGTTTCCCAAAAATACAGCCTCAGACATCATCTGAACCTTCTGAGAACGCTTCATGTCCTTACGAATCGAAGCAGCCTGAGCAATACCGGTAATACCATCAGGACGATTGTTAATCTGCATACCACCACTCACACTTAAACCAAAACTCGCACCCTTCTGTTGGTATATACTATTCGACAAGTCCTTCTTGTAAACACTGTTACTGAATCTTAATTTCATAAAATGATTTTTTAACGTGAAACATAAAGATAAAACTTTTTGAGATACAAGTACTGTTTGGGCTATATAGCGGTTTTGCGTTGCGGTGCTCGGACCGAAAGTCATTTTTTTTTCGACGGGTGGGGGTGCGTTTCTGAAAATTCCTTCAAACATTTTTGGCGTTTTCCATGGGCTGATATGTGAACGGGGAATAATCTGCCTTGCATCCTGCTGCTGCTGCTTCGTTTATCGTATGCAATACCCTATCTGCTTTGTTTTGCTTCGCTGCTGCTGCTGCTGCTACATTCTAAATGTGAAAATGTGTCTTCAAAGACACAGCGCACACCCTGAAAGGGGGCTTT